CACCGGTTTGCAGCGTATCGTCAACCGGATGGTGCGCGATCACCGGCTCGGGTTCCACCGGTTGCGCCGCATGCCACTGCTGCTCGGCGATGGTGACACGCGCCGGCGTTGCACGTTCGTTGGCGTACCGGCGCAGATTATCAAGCGGTGATTGCGTAGACCACCGCTTGAGCCAGCTTGCGTCCGGTGGGATCAGCCCTTTTTTCCAGGCTTCATGGTATTGAGTGCTTGGATCACCAGCTGGATAACGCTATTGCTTTTCAGCGGAGAAAGCGCAATCAGTTCAGATGCAGCGGCGACGATGATCCAAAATGCCGGATGATTGATAAAATCCATGATTACTGATGGGGGTGTACTTCCAGCTTAGTGACCCGCAGCTCAATGCTGCCAAGCCGGCCGTAGATTTCCTTGCGATCTTCTTTCATGTCGTTGTGTAATGCTTCGAGCTGCGTTGCGATGTGCTCTACAGCACTGGTGAGGCGGATGACAGCATCACGCGCTTCATCGCTGCGACCGAGCCGATTGAGCACACCTTGACCGGCGATGGCGATGATACCGCCAGCAGCAGCAGCAATCAGCTCGATCATGTCTACAGCCTAATCACCCGCAAACATTCGTGCCGGATTGGCGGGTGCTACCAGATAGGCATCCCAGCCGGCCGGCAGTTCCTGCAGCTTGGCATTGACGTGGAAGCCGTCAAGAACAGTCGGAGGGGTGATCACCTCGCCGGTTTCTGGATCCCATTCGCCGCCTTCTGTGATCGTACCGATCACGTCAAGGATGTGCGCATGAGAGCACAGCAGCGGCCGCGGAGGATCCTCAGTGATCCAGAACCCTGCATCTTGACAGGCTTGCAGGTAGGTGCCTTCATCAGGGAAGCGAAGGTAGAAGGTAGTCATGCGTCAACCTCATCAGATGGTTCGGTGAAGACATAGCCGAGCTCAATGGCGCGAGCCTTGGCCTCGTCTTCGTCGGTGAACTGCTCAGCATGCGGCATGCCGGTGCCAAGCGCAGAGCCGGGCTCCATGTCGTGGTAGAGGACTAGACCGTCGTCGTTGTGAAGTACGACTAGGGTGCGTTCGGAGAATGTGAGTTCAGTGATGGGCATGATGATGATCAGGGGTTGAAGGTGATCGTCCAGCCGCGGGCGATCATGTTGTTGTAGGCGTTGTTGGCGGCAGTTGTCCAGGTGGTCTTGGCAGCATTGGTGCCACCGCCGAGGCCAAGGGATCCATTGCTGGTGTTAGCGGTATTGATGGATACGAGGATGTTTTCAATGGATGCAGCGGTCAATGCACAGCTATTGAACGCTTCATCAAATTGCGTGCAGTTGGTGACGCCATTGAACAGGTTGGCGGGGACTGTGGTCAGCAGAGAGCAGTTTAAGCAGAATCGGTAGAAGCCGATATTTAGGCTGGCCGGCGTGCCAGTTACAGCGCTCGTGAAGGCAAGGGCAGGAAGCGTGGAAATGCTAGTGCCGACTAGCATGTTTGCGAAGTTCTGTCCATTTGCTGTATTAAGCAAGGGCAAGTCGCTGAATGCAGATGCTCTCTCCAGCATGTTTGAGAAGTTCGTAACATTTGCTGTATTGAGCAGCGGGATTGCAGGGAGGGAAGTGCAATCTCGCAACATGCTAACCATTGTTACAGCGGCTGCTGTATTCAGCAAAGGGATAGATGTAAGGCCGCTGCAACCGTCAGCAAAGTTATTAAAGTTGGTGACATTCTGCGTATTGAGCAGTGGTATCGTCAGCAGCGATGAGCAGTTCCGAATGAAGCCGCTCATGGTCGTGACATTTTGCGTGCTGATCAACGGAAGAGTCGTCAGCGACCTGCAGCCATCAAACGTATTGGCCATGTTGGTGACATTTTGCGTCTGCGTAGAAACATTCGGCCAAGTCGTGAAATTTTCACAACCTCTGAATGCAGACGATAATGTCGTTGCAGCGGTGTAGTTGAACTGCGGAAATGTTCCAGTAATTGAAACGCAATCTCTGAACGCATTGATCCAGTCTGATACGGTACTGGTATCAGGCAGGTTGATGACGCGAGCAGTGGCACTGAAGTCCATCTTGCGGCATCCGTAGAATGCCCCATTCATCGTTGTGGGCTTACGGAACATATCATTGGTGCCCCATTCTTGAATGCGCACCACATCAGCGGCATCGGCGATGTTGTTGTAGTAGATGTTCTGCATCCGCCCTTCGACCCATACCGGGTAGATGCCAGCAGTGGGGTAGGTATGCACCAGCCCAACTGCACCGACCTCTGCCTCGGTACCTTCCAGACCGCTTTGAGTGGTGTCGCCCCATGTCACCACGATGTCGTTTTGCCATGCCGCAGTGCCGGTGCCGGTGGTGGTACCAGTTGCTATGAAGATCGAGTCAACAGTGTTGGCCGTTGCCCCCACCAGCGTGAAATCAGTGGTGCCAACGGTCAGGATCCGATAGGTTTGACCGATGATTAGGCTGCCAGCAGTTGTTGTTGCGCGATTTGCAGGCAACGTAAAGACCCTGCTGCCGTCCTCACTAGCGCCTTGCGTATTGATGATCAATGCCAGCGAACCAGATGGTCCCACTGGGGAGTAGGTGTCAGCATTGACGGCATCGACTTCGGCGCGGACCAATGCTTCGGCGACGGCTGGCTGCATCTCACCAGCCCACAAGTAGATCCTGTTAATGTGACCGTTGAATGCCTTGGTTGGATCTACTGCATCGCTACCAATGAAAACTCGATCCATGTTGGCCGGCACTGAACTCGACAGCGACGGGACGTAGCGCGAAAACGATTGCCCGTACTGATAGTTTTGCGTACCCCAGGTGACGATATTGCGCTCCCTGTTGTCAGTGGGCACAGGAAGAGGCAAAGATGTCTTGGTGGAGCCGGTGTAGCTTGCTATGAGTGACAGGGAGTTGTATGTAGCTTCGCGAGATTCGTAGGCGAGGTTCACCTTTTGATTGCCTGCATTGGCAATGGAGGCGATCACCGAATCCTCGGTTACGTGCGACGCCTTGCTATCTACCATCAGCGTACCTTGGCTTGGTACGCCATAAACAAACGAGATGATGTCCGGAGATCTGGTTACAGCTGCATCGGCAGGAGTTGGGATGTATGACGTTGGGTCGTAACCATCTTCCACCTGCCCGCCCCATGCGCGAAAGCCACTGGTGCCGTTTCCGGTGTAGACATTGCTGACATTGACGAGCGTTAGCCTTACTCTTACAGATGAGAGACTGTTGGTGGTTGGCTGTCCGCTAACTGATATTCTGTACCATTCGTTCTTCAATGGCTCGACTCTGCCAATAACTCGGGATCCAAGGCCAGCGGCGGAGGTGCTAATAAGGCTCATGCTGCCGGCATCGAATCTTGCTGTGATGCTGCTTGAAACCTCATCAGCAAATATCGTTAGTACAACGTCTCTATTTGAATTGATCTGCTTTACATAGATCGAAAAAGTAATCAGTTGATTGGCGGAAATGTTTACGGTTCTTTCGACATAGTGATTATTATTTGCTGTGGTCTCAATGATCGAACTTGCCGATAGCGTGCCATCGGGTGCAGCAACTGGAGATGCGGCCAGCGGATTGATGATCCCAGTCTTGCCCGTGAATGCTGTATTGAGTTCCGCGCTACGTGTGAAGTGGTTGGTGCGTTGCCCTTCACGAAGCAGCCCGAGGTATTCGCTCGTGATCGGATCGTAGTTAAATCGCGGTGCCCCAGCCGGCGCTCCATTGGGTTGCAGGACCCCAAACTTATCCGTATAGGTCGCAGCGCCATCCCTGGTGTATTTGATCCGCGGGTCAATGCGTCGCGATGCCCGCGGGTCAAACAGGATCTCGGGGCGGTCGTCCTGAAACAGCTCTTTGATGGCCATGGTGAATCAATCGGTGATGGTGGCTTTGATGACAACGAAGTTGAGTACGACGGCTTCGGACAATACACCTGCCGTCAGGTTACGCAGCACGATCTTCACCGAACCGCTTGCAATGTCCATGGTGCTGACGGCATAGGCGCCAGCAGTTGCGCCGGATTTGATGCTGACAGCAACGACATCTTGAGGCGTAATCTGGCTATTGGTCAGTGTAAATGCAACCGCTGTAGATGCAGCCAGCGAAGCATTGTGCATCGTGATCCGGCCGCATGGTGCATTCAGCGTGACGCTTGTGCCTTTGCTGGTGGATTGCGTGATGCTGCCGCCACCTTGGGCGTAGCCGCACCATTCATCAACGAAGGCCAAACGGCCCAGCATCCCCGAAACCGGCACCTCATCGCCATCGGTACCGGTCTCAAACGAAAATACCTTGCCGCTGAGTAGTGAATTATATTCCCGCCAGTAGTTCAGGCCAAGGTTTGTGATTACCTTGGGCTGGTTATTGTCGAGGATTGCATCATTACTGGTCGGGACAGCTGTACCTTCGATGTCATCCAGCGTGGCCAGCGCAACCGGTCCCAGTGGGTTGTTGGATGTCGAGAGGTTTGCACTCAGCGAAAATGCAACTTCCCCGCTGATATTGACATCATTGAACGAGCTGGTGCTGCCAGCACTGATGCCGGTCGGGAATTCGCTGACGGGTTCATCTTCAACGCTGGCCAATGCAGTCAGGCCTTGTGATTGCCCCGTCGAAAGGTCTTCGATGCCATTGGATTTGACGATGAAGCCTTCTTCGTTGAAGCCTGACGGATAGACCTTGCCGCCAAGTTCATTGGTGAAGTAATACGTAAACTTATTCAGTGGCGACAGCTGTTGCTGTACTGCAGGGAATGCTTTCGAGTAGTTGAGCGTACCGGCCCATTCAAAGGCATGAGCGAAGAGTCTCAGCACTGACGGCCGGCGGAACTCTGCTGCCCAGCAATTGCGGGCTGTTGCGAGGCCACCAGACGGCGCTGTGGGGAATGCTGCGGTGTCATTGACCCTACGGACGCGATCGGCGCTGACGCGAGGCTGCAGGGCCGTGTGGGCGGCGCTTTCGCTGAAACCCAAGGTGCGCAGGATCTGATAGGCGCTTAGATAGCTGTTGCTGGAGCGGTACTGATCCTGCAGCGATTTCGTCACACCAGTGGCGCCAGCAGCAGTCCACAGCGCCGTGAAATCAAAGCCGAGCGTAGTGCTGGATTCAGCGTTCTCGGTGTCATTGTCCAGGATGAGCGCAAAGCTGTCGTTGTCCTGCTTCTCGTCTGCCTGATAGGCATTGGGCATGTGAACATAGGACTCCTGCCAATCTGCAGCAGGCGGCGCCCCGGTGATTGGGGTGGTCGTATCTCGCAGCGCCGTGAAGTGTTTGTTGTTGTAAGTGACGGTTGTACCTTCGCGGTAGAAGGTGCTGTTGGCGTAGACAATGGCGGGATTGGTCCGCCGGATCTGCACCTCCATCCCCTTGTAGATGGCATTGAACTGCGGATAATCCGATGCCGTGATGTCAGTGCTGATCACACTGCTGATCGCTAGCGGTTCGCTAGTCGAGAACGTGCCGTTGACATAAGGATCAACATCACCGAACCCCGATGGTGCAGTCGGATCCAGCTGGAGGATGTAATCGCGCTGCACAAGACGAGTTGCTGCAGCAGTCGAGAACATACCGATCGACAGCCGACGTTCGGATGTGCTGCGGGTATCAATCAAACGGCGTACATAGACCCGGCGACCAACTGCACGGTTCGTGGTTCCGTTCGGCGGGATGCCAGGGCTGACGCCTGATTCATCCTGCAGCGGCGCCTTGATGAAAATCCGATTGGCATCAGCGGTACTCCATGCGTCTTCATCAAGCTGTGCGCGCCAGTCGGTGCCATTGGGGTTTTCAATCCAGATGTAGCTGTTTTCCCGTAAGCTGTAGCCGAGATCACCAAGAATCCTGGGTACGGTCGTAGAACCGTTGGCGGCTTCAAGATCAGTCGATAGATCAAACCGCAGCAGGCCATCGGCGTAGCTGTCAACAGTACCGAGGAAGAACTTCTGGATGTTGCCGGTCTTCTGACTGAGGTTAAGTGGTACGCGGAAATAAGCAAATCGCCATTCCTTGTCGATGTCGAAGGCCTTGTTTTTGTAGCCAGTAGATATAGCGACGCAGCCACCAAATGAGCTGTTGGAGTTGGTGATTGTCACCTCTCCACCGCTTTCGGTGGCATGATGCACACCCTGCCCAATAGCAAAGATCGACACCTCCTGGATGAATGCACCATTGATTGCACGGATGTGATAGCTGCGCCGCGAGGGCTTCATCCGTACATCATTGGGATCGCTGGTGATATAGGTTTCGTAGCTCGGCATTTGCTGCCAAGCATTCGTTTGATACAGCTCCCAGCAGCTCATATCACGCTGCAGGGACACACCAGTGAAGTTGGCGGTCACCATAGACTTGAGGCCGGTAACCTTAGCGCCATCAGCATGGATGCCACCCATGCCGTATTCAGACCGCACCGAACAGTTGAAGATATAGGGCGACGCTGATTGCGTGGTATCCCAGTCGGGGCCTACGGTATCATCAATCGGCCCGACGATTTCGTATTCAGTGGGGCGCGTAACGGTCAATGCAGCGCTGAGATTACCTCCGGTCCCAACAGAGCTATAGACCTTTGTGTAGAAGGCGTCTAGTTCAGCCTTGCTGGCAAAGCCAAAAGCTGATAGCAGGTGATGGCTGGTTGTAAGACCAACCTTGTCCATGAAGGTAAAGCCGAAAAAATATCCAGTGCCGGTTACCTTGAAGATCTCGCTGCGGTTACTGCGATTGTTCAGCTCATCAGCATTTGCTGGAACCCAGGTGGGGCGGAATGTGCATTTGCGCAGGTCGGGGCCGCACAACGAACAACCACGCGGCAGAAGCACGCCGCCACTAGGCGGGTTGAACCTAATCAATTCAGCCGCATCGGGCTCGTAGCCATCAACCCAGTTGGGTGTAGGCGCCAAGACGCCCGGATCGTTGTAGACGACATGAACACCAGGCGCAAGGACAATCGAAACGCAGTCGAGATGCGCCCTGGGATCCGTGAACGTGTACCAGCTCTTGCTGGTGATGATGGCCGCCTCGATGACAGCACGGTTGATCGTCTTGAACGGTCGGCTTGGTGTGTAGCCGCAGGTGAGGCGCTGCTTCTCAAGGCGCTTCAATTTGACAGCAATCTTCTCCTCGTCTGATGCCTCTGGTGACGCTTCGTAGTCGTTGTATGACCCCGCAGCAAACGTATCGCTGCCTGTGTAGGGGTTGACATACAAGGTGAATGGAGCGGTGAGCGGGTTCACCATTTCGGTGTTGCCCGCCCTGATGTTGGCATCACCAGCCAACTGCCGCATCAGGTCATTCAGCGTGGCGATCTGCTCGCGGAACTGCGCCTGCGTTGCATTGATGTTGTCGATGGCGCCAGTAAGGCCAGCGAATTTCAGACGAGCCACACCGCTTCAGCACTCGATTGCTTCAGTCTAGCGATGGTCTAAGCAGCAACCTTGATGGCGATTTCACCCGTGGCGACGAAATCAGCGGTGCCAGCGATGACCTCATCAGCCCTGATATTGAGGCGTGTGTTGGTCAGGAGGATGTCGCAGCCGTAATAGGCCGATCCGCTGACCTGCGGGCTGGGTTCGATGCGGTTCTTGTAGAGGTAGAACCGTGCATTGCTCTTGCATCCCTGCTGCGTCAGCAATGCAAGCCGCAGTAATGCCAGAGAGTCCTCGCCTGATGCTATGGCGTGGTGTTCAACGATGAACTGCAACGAGCCTGCGCCACGAACAAGGGCCTTGGTGTTCTCCCCGAACGTTTCACCGATGGCGGTCATATCGAGGTTAGCCGCATCAATATCAAGCGCCCATTCTTGGAGATCCGCCTGGAACAACCAACCGCGAACGGCCGGATCACCTGCTGTTGACGTGATGGCATCGGGGACCGTAATCACAGCCGACAACAACTGCGATGCGCTTGGAAGCACAAGCGGTTTGATGGTATTTGCTGCATCGTTGAGTGCTGCGTTGTAATTTGACAGTTCAGAGTATTGCGAGATGATGAAGTTGCCAAAATCAACGCGGCGCAACGCCTTCGCTGATGCCGCATCAGCATTGTGGGCGCTGACCTCAGCGTTGTAGACGCTGATGCGACCTAGTGCATCTTGGCTGATGTAACCATCAAACTGCGTTGCAAAGCCCGTGTCTTCGGGTCGGTTGTAATACGAAAATCCGAATATAGGCGGGAGGGTGATCAGATCCTCCAGCGACTGCTCGGTGGGATCAATGGTCAGATCAGCAATGGCTACTGCTGCATCAATGACAGCCTGCTCGTAGCCATCTAGGTCTTTGTATTTACTGAGTACAATATTGCCGCAATCAGCAGGCAGGATCACGTATTCCGTGGCGTCAGGTTCGGTTGAGTCGTAGAACCGAACGCGATTGCTAAGGTCTTTGACCATGTAAGCGGTGAAGCTGGTGGTTAGGCCAGTTGCCGCTGCGGTGTTGTAGAAGGCGGTGTCGTCTTGGGCTTGGTAGTACGGATCACTGCTGGCGGTGACATGAGCACGTGCTGGGCCAACCTGCCAAATCGAGCCGGCATATACACCAAGCCCATCAGGGCAGTCGGCATAGCCATCGCCATCAATATCAACAGGTACGCCTGCAGCACTTGCAAAGATCACCCGATCACCAGTCCTGAACTCAGGTGCGTTGACCGTTAGCGATGCAGGCAGCGGGGAGATATTGACCTGGCTGGAATCAATGGCAAGCGGTTTTGCCAGATAGTGCGGGCCGTTCTCATCAACCTCTGGACCGTCATAGAAACCACGGGCAGGGCCGAGTTCATAGATCGAACCGCGATAGATACCATGGCCATCAGGGCAGTCGGCATAGCCATCGCCGTTCAGATCAAACGGAATCCCGCCGGCAGCAGTGAACAGGATGCGATCACCCGTCCAGTAGCCATCGTTGCCGAGCTCAATGCGAACAGGCGTGCTGGTGTAACTGATGGCATCTGGGCTCAGCGCCATCGGTTCCGGCCATTCGCGGCTCAGCTCCAGAATGCCGCCATTGCCGAGGATTGCCATCAGAACTGTCCAGTAGGCTTGCCGGAAATCGTGAAGCTGACGGGCACCGAAATCAGATCACCAACGCTGACGCCAGGGCCTACAGCCGTGATCAGGGCATCGCCAGAAACCGTTCCATCGGTGCTGGCAGTATCAAGCACCAGCTGCACGCCGGACAGGGTTTCGGTATCGCTCAGGATCTGATTCATCAGATCTGCGGTTCCGGTATCACTGGGGTCGTAGAGCAGGGTGCCGCTGCCGCTGGTGCCACGGATGCCGTAGGCGTAGGTGCGATCAGCTTGGCCGATGCCGGTAGTTTCGAGGGCGTCACGGTTGATATTCAGCGTGACATCACGCACCTTGGCGATGGTGACATAAGACGCTTCAGGGCTGGTCTTGAACTTCAGCAGTGCTGTAGCGCTTGTCTTAACTGCCATGATGATGATGCCGCCTTAGGTCATTGTAGTTCCGCAATCAACCGGACACTGACATTAGACCGCCCCGGTGCAATGCTTTCTACAGTAGGCGGCTCCTCTGCAAAGTACCATTTCATGCCGGCACCGGTTGAGCTTGTGTTGAGCCAGTTCGTCAACGTGGATGATGCGCCATTGAACAGGATTGCCGGCAGCGTTAGGTCAGTGGTGGAGCCCTTGGCGGTATGCCATGCGCTGAGGATGTCACTGGTGGCTGCATCGGTGACATTACCGAAACGCAGAACCAGCTCAGCGCGGCTTGGCCTGCTGCCCCATAGGCGCCGTGTGGTGACACCAGACTGGCTGACATTAGTGGTGACCTGCCATCGCGGAGCAGTGAAGCTCCTTGAGGTGGGTTCAATGGTCGGGAACGCGACGGGCATCACTCCTCCAGTGTCCAGTAGTCGGATGAAACAGTGGAGCCGATCTCGAAGTTATCGGCGATCTCGAGCACGCCTGCTGCAGTGGTCGGCATGTGCACTGCCTCAATCGTAAAGGTTCCTTCATCAGTTGGGGCAATCCTTTCGATCTGATAGGTGCGCACCTGAGCGGTAGGTAGCTTAACGGTGAATACAACGCCGGTCGGTGTTGCCATGGTGCCGCCACCTGTGACGACCAGCGTTGTATCAACAGGCGCTACATCGGCGACACCATTCCATGTGATGACGTCATAGCTGCCATCTGTGAGGCCCTTGGTGCTGACTAATGCGCCGGTTGGTGTGACCACACCGTTATTGAACTGGTCGTATTCGGTGACATCCATGGCGACACGGATGTAATCACTCGGCGCCATGCGTGACAGTACGCCTTCGTAGGTTGTCTCAAAGCGGATCGTATGCGTAGGGATGCGACGCATTCTGATGATGTACTTAGCAGCATCAATAGCATGCGCCTTGTTGGTGCAGTAGTCCGACATATCAAGCGATTCCAACGCTACGCCAGCATCAGCTGATGCTTCGCGTACGATCACTTCCCGCACTACTGGGAACATACCTGGATTGGTTACATCAGTGCTGGCCCGTTCTTCGCGGTAACGAACGGATACCTGAATCGGCTCGCGATCTTCGCTATCGAGATACTGTAGCTGGAAGGTGTTCTCTTTGATGTTGCCAGCCGTGAACAGACCCGAGATGGTGACGGGTGATGTGGGCATTGCCCGCTTGAGGAAGAACTTGCCGTCAACTTCACCAAACGTCAGGAGATGCGTGGCGGCTACATCAGCTGCCCACTGCCGCAGATTGACGCGTTCGACGATTGCGCCATCGTAGAAGTATGCACGGCTTTGGCAAAGCTGCGCTGCGTTCTGAAATGAATCCAAGTCGATCATGTTGTCATTGATCTGATCACCACGGCCGTATTCGTCGTTGGTGAGTAGATCCAAAAGGATGTCTGGAAATAGATGCGTTGATCCGGTAGTCAGATCATTGAGCAGCCGCCGGCAGCGCTTACCTTCGGTGACATAACAGGAGAACTGGCCGAACTGTTGCCATTCAACCGACGACATGATGTTGACGCCGATGATTGACAGCTTGTCGTATAGCGGCGAGGTGGGGTTGTTTACGATTTCGTTGATGTAGACTACTTCGTGCTCTGGCCCTTCCTCGGCGCTGGAGCGGATCTCGTCGTAGATGAATGCTTCTGCCAGCTTGCCATAGGTGTCGATGTAGCTGTAGTCACCATCAGCGAAATCGCTGTCTGCCCTGGCGATACCTAGAGCGCCTTTCTCGTTGCGACGCCGACCTGGGGTGAGCTGGAAGGTCCGTGCCTTGTCGGATACCTGGATGCCATTGCAGCGGACATTGACGCCACCAGCTTCGGTGATGCTGAGGACCGTGGATGACGTGGAGTCCAGAACGTAGAGATTGCCGATGTCGTTGTTTCGCACCTCATAGCCGGAGTATGGCTCGATCTGAAACTCCCATTGCTTGGTAGCAGGCATGTTCAGCTGGATGTAGTTGAACACGTTCTGTTGCGTAGAGCCCCGCACGCCATAGGCATGGTTGAGCTTGGTGTAGGCCGAACCGGATCCTGCTTCGCGGAAGTAGATGGCGAAGAACGAATAGCGCTCCGCTGGTGCGCTGTAGGTGTTGCTTTGGTGGATGTCGGTCTTCAGCGTTGAACCCTTCTCCACGATGTCGCCCTTGTAATCAAGGCATGCGCGGTTGTCGCAATCGGTGAATGAAAGCGCCTCGCGGAAGTTGCATAGACCAGCGATGCGAATGCCCATCCTGGAGCGAATCCCCAGCTCTACAGCCGTGCATGCCCTGGTGGTGGAGATGCTGGCAATAGCGCAGCGGAGGATGTGGCCGCCTACGGTGGCGACGGTATGCCACTCGGGGTTGCTTGGGCTCTCCCAGGCCTCCAGCCAGGTCTTGGCATCAAGCTGTATCTGCTCGGGTGTGTTGATGTTGGCATTACCGGTCCTGACCGTCGTGAAGGTAGCAGTGATGGGTACACCATCGCCGCTACCAGCATCGGCCTGTGAAATGAAGGCAGCATCAGTGCGGCTGGAACATACGGCAAGGGCAGAGCCGATCTTGTAGAGCTCTCCCTCGATCAAACTATCATCCCATTGTTTCTGACGGCCAGCGATGGCAGCAGCAGCTTCTTCGCAGGTTTCGATGTAGGCCTTTTTGGCATTGAAGCCAAGGTCAAGGGTAAAGCTGATGCTTGGCCCGTCGTCTTCGTCCTTGACGGGTTGACCTGATGCGCGGATCTTGAACTTCGGCTTGAAGTATTCCGCTTGGATGTTAATCCCAGGGACTATGCCGCCGCCACCAGTGACATCAGTCACCACAAGTACGCCATTGACTTCCTGTTTGGTTGTCTCAATACTAGGGAGCGTTGTTTCGTTTAGCGTGAACGTCTGCTTGCTTTTGCTTCTGACGAGCACGCGGAAAGTGTACTTGATGGTTACATCATCCTCCGGATCACCACCGCTAAGCGTATTCGTCCACTTGAGGACAAACTTGCCGGCTTTAAGTGTTTGCAGCAGCTGGTTGATTTCGTCGCTGTTGTCCGTATCAACACCAGCCCAGAAGTTTTGGATGTTGAATGTGATCGTCACATTCATCGAACCCTTGCCTTTGCTGTCAACAGTGATGCTGTTGATCGCAGCTGACACCTTATCTTCGAGAATGGTTACCTCAGGGCTTTCGTCTCGTGTGTCGTCCCAGACTGATACCCATGAACCGATACCTGAGCCGCTTAGGGCCTTGGTGAAAACGCCAGCGCCTTCCTTAACGATCAGGTTTTTGGTGAATTCCCATTGCGATGGATTGGTGAGCTGCTTCAGATCACGGCTGAAAGCTGTGTCCTTATCGCTGGTGGCATAGAGCCTGTAGGTCGTGGTGCCGCCAATGGTCGTAAGGTTCTTGTCGATGATTCCACCGCGGCTGCCAAAGATCGTTTGATGTTTGCGACGTTGCGCCCATGCGGTATCATCAATCGTGCATTTCACCTTGGCATCACCGTCATTGCCATCTGCCACCAACTGCGGCTGCACTTGTGGCTTGATCGTCGGGTTAATCCGATAGCCGAAGTCATTGCCAACGAAGCCATAGAGTCCAAAGGTTGTTTGGTTGTTGGGGCGAGTAGCTGAACAGAAGTCATCTTGCCATGTGCCATTACGCCTGACCTGGAATACATTGGTGCCGCCGTAGTTTTGGGCATTGCCGCGGTCGGTATTTGCAGCACGGCCGAATACACGATCGCCGGATGCGATGCGTGTCGTCAGCCCACCATTGATGCGGCTATAAACCGTCATCCTGGAACCGCCGGAGTTTGCGGTGGCATTGCCGAAGTCGTAGCTGGTGAGTGTATTACCACCACTAGCAAAGTTCGTGATGTCAATAGCGCCCATTGGCCCTTCACCAATTAGGAATAGGCCACGCAGCAACTGCGAACCACCCAAGCTGTAGAGCTGCGACCACAGCAATGATGTATTAGCTCTTACGCCACCATATGTAACACCACCGATGGTTTCGCGTAGGGCATAGATGATCGGGATGATTTCACCTAATGCGGTGATTTCCTGCTGCGAATCAAATCCATAACGAGGAACGAAACGCTCGTTTGCGGTCTTTGACCTGCCGCCGCGGTTTGCTGTACGGAGCTGCGCCGGTCGGCCTTGATTTGGTGCACTAGGCTTGAAGAAGCTAGCAGCAATGGCGAAGCCAACGCCGATAACAAGGTTCGCGATCGCTAGTGCCAGTGCCACCTCGGCGCCGGTGCCAGCAATAACCGCCGGCTGCGGAGCTTCTGCTGCACGACGCCTGACTTCAGCCTTGAAGCGCAGGAGATCCTCTTCGCTGATGTCCAGCAGCGACGCGAGGTAACGATCAGCAGGCAGGATTGGATTCATCATCGGAATGAGCAGAATGTCAGCCTACGCATGGCATTGAGTGGCATCCAGGTGACGCCACGGCGGTGATGAACCATCAACAGGCCATCGTCTACGACAACACCAACACCAAGGCCGGCGGGACCGTTCTGGAATAGCGTGACGGCATACTGCATCGGGCCGTCGAGTGGTTGCGTTGCAGCATCCCATAGCGTCTGCAGACGATCCCAGTCGCCGGCTTCAGCAAGCGCCAGCCACTGCGGGTCAAATGGCGGGTGGTGGATACCTGCAGCATCAAGGACCGCCCATACCATCAGCAGGCAATCGCAGCCGTGGCCATCTGCAGGGTCAGCACCGAAGACATGCGGCAGGCCAATCCAGTGAATCCAGGTTGGCATCAGCTCACCACCAGCGTTGCGGAACTGGGCAATGCACCAACCAGTTTGGTGCTGAGGTAACGCCGCGGCACCTGATCGCGTACTGCATCAAGTGGTGAGGTGAGCTGAAGGAGGATTTTCTCTGTATCCATTTCGTAGCGCGAGATGTACCAAGTTTCGCTGCGGATCAATGCACCATCAGCGAAGGTATCAGGATCAAGCGCTACGGTTTTCAGCTCCAGCAGCCAGTTGCTGTTGACGGCTTCAGCAAAGATATTCACCGTAATGGGATTATTGGCAGCACCAAGTGTTGCTTCAGACCGATCACCACCTTTGACACCAGCGCCGGTTGATACGGCAAATGGTACGAACTGATAGGTGATGCCGCTGTAGGTACGGGGTTGATTGATGCTGAAGTTTTGATATGCGTAGGTGGGTGATGTTGGTACACCACTGCGTTGCAGGAATCGAGCGTAATTGACAAATGCAAAAGCGCTCATGACAGGCCCATCATTTTGCGAGTTTTGACCGAATTGCGGAGCTCTGCCAGTGTTAGTTTACGACCGCGATCAGCTGCTTCGGCCATGCCTTTGCGGTGCTGTTCGGCGGTGACGTATTCAACGCCATTGATGACCTGCGATTCAAACCGCACCTCAAGCGGTTTGGGGTTGTTGATGGCGGCAATGGTTTCGCGATCGGATCGTTCGACCATGAGACGCTCGGTGGATTTGGTGAACGGTATGGAAGCAGCAGACAGTGCCGCAAAGGGATTTGAACTGCCGGATGCGTCATCAGCGCTGCGCTGGAACGGGATGGTGGCTTCAACGCCGAGGCTGCCATCAGCCGTGCGCTTGAGCGGCATGATGGCCTCAGCGCCGGCTTCACCCATCAGGCCGCGGCGCATGGCTCCACCATCAGCGAAGGCAAACTCCGTCGGTGCAGTGACTACCCCGCCCTTGGCGAAGGCATGGAGCGGTCCATCGGGGGTGAATACCCCGCCTTTGGCGAAGGTGCCTAATGCTGGCATCTCGCCTAGGCTCATCCCTCCCCACAGTCCGCCGCCTTCTGGTGACACACCAAA